ATCGCGGTCTTCTGCGACGCCACGAACTTCACCGGCCGGGCACGGGATGGCACCACCTCGATTACCACCGCATTTGCCCAAACGGCAGCGGCGGTGGCCGATCAGGCGTGGCGGCATGTCGTCCTGACCTTTACGCGGACTCCGGATACGCTGACGCTCTTTATCAACGGACAGCAGATGGTCCAGAACACAGGCACGATCGGATCGATCAGTTCCACGACCGGGACCGGGTTAGGGTGCTCCAGTGGGGGAACCCTGTGGTACCTCAATGGAGCGCTGGATGACTGTGCCATCTACCCGACCGCGCTGACCGCCGCCCAAATCAAAGCGCACTACGACGCCGGACTCGCCGAGTTCGCCGCAGGCGTACCGTGGTGGATCACGAATACCTTCGATGAGGATGGCTACATGCAGAGCTTCAACAACTGGACGCCGATTACGCCCAGCGACACCGTAAATCTCGCCACGCTCGCGGATGCGATCTGGGTGGGTGGCGGGGGCAATCTCGCGGTGGTATCGCAGGGCGGGCAGGTCACGATATTCACCGCCGTGCCTGCGGGATCATGGTTGCCGATTCGTGCGCGTCGTATCAATGCGACCAACACGACGGCGTCGAACATTCTCGCGCTGAACAGCGTGTAGAGGAGCACGATGGCGATACGCACGCCTCCGGCTGAATTTAGCCCGACGGATCTCGGGAATATGTCCGCGATCATTGCGGTGGGATGGGCGGCGCAGCGGAATCTGACGACGATGACCGAGGAAGAGATGGATCGCATGGCGTTGACAGCGGTGAATTTTGCGGTCGCTGTGGCGCTGGCCGTGAAGACGCTGTATCCCGTCGGCACGACGCAGCCCACGTCATAAAGGAGAGCCGATGCCTCCCGCTCCCAAGATTCCGATGGATCAAGAACTGGCGGCGCCGCCGCCGCCCGATTTCACGGTGCAGGATTTGGCGCAATTGGCTGCGGCCGTCGCGACGGGATGGGCCGCGAACCGGAACCCGCTGATGATGTTGACGACGCCTGCGGAAGTCGAGACGGCGGCGGAAGCGGCGGTGGCGTTCGCGGTGCAGATTGCGTTGGAAGCCAAGCGCGTGATGACGCCATGAGGTTCCTGCGTCCCGCCACGGCGTCGGTGTTGGCGCAGACGGCGCTGACAGCGGGCATGACGGCCGGGCAGATTGATCAGTTTCTGGCCGATCTGGTCGGCGCAGGCCCGCAGGCGTCGGGGATGGATCGGCGCACGTTCCTGAAAGTGCTCGGGATGGGCACAGCGGGTGTCGCCGCCGCGCTGTGGGTGCCGGGACAGAAGACGATCCTGTTGCCGCCGGAGCGGTCAGTGGTCGTGGCGACGGTCGATGATCTGAAGGCGCTGCGCGCCGCGTTTCCGGGACCGTTCATGACGCATTGGCGGGCGCCCGTGACCTTTGGCCATCTGACACCCGAAGAGGCGCTGCGCTGGTTGTCGGACGAGGAATATCGGCTCGTGGTCGAGTGCGGGCAGCAGTTGCTGCGACCGGGGGTCCGCCGCACACGGCCGAACGACTGGTACGGCGGGTTCCGGCCCGCCACGCGTGTGAAGAAGGGGTAGTAATAGTAGACTGTGCGGCCTATGCCGTACAAGGACAAAGCCCAAGCACTGAAACACGCACGCGAATGGCGACGTGAACATCCAGAGGTCAGCGAGCGATGGCGAACACGACACGCTGCGCAAAATTTACGGGTGCATCGTGATTCTGATGCGAAGCACCGCTACGGATTCGCCAGTCATCGTGAGTACATCCGCACGCGCTCGCGGCCATGTGAAATTTGCGGACAACGCGCGAAAAAGATGTGCATTGACCACGATGGGCCTGCTGGAAAATTCGACGGCACATATCGTGGTGTTCTGTGTCATCAATGCAATGTTCGGCTCGGTTGGCTCATGAGGCGTTGGACAGCTATCGAGAGGTATTTAAGTCGGGAGCCGAAAAATGCCAGCAAAATCAAAGGCGCAGCAGGTAGCAATGGCCATCGCGCTTCATGCCCCTGAGAAACTCTACGCGCGGAATCGGGGCATGTTGAAGATGTCGAAGGGCCAGTTGCATGACTTTGCGGCGACGAAGCGCAAGGGCTTGCCGCGCCTGAAAGGGCCGCGCCGTCAGCGGCGGATGGCGGATTACTACCTGTAATGCCTGTTCGTCAGCCAACCGCCGCCGAACAACAGCAGCGCGAAGCGTATCTCTCGCTGCTGCCGGACTGGTTGCGTCCCGAACGCATCGCTGACCCGAGTGTGTTCGATCCGTGGTATCGGCGGCCCGTTCGCGAGATTGCGCAGTTTGTTGGCGCGGAGGAACCGCAGCGCCTGATGACGAATCTCACGGCCGGGCAGATGCCCATTGCGGGTGCGATGGACACGGGCCCGGCGCAAGGCGTGGCGTTGCGAGCACTGGAGAATCTGGCCGAACGGTATCCGGGTGTCGCGTATTTCTTCAACCGCTTTAAACAAGGGATGCCGCCCCCGCGTGGGACGCTCGCCGCGACCGTCGCGCCAGAAGAATCGCTGATCCTGCGCCCGAATCTCGGGCAGACCATGCGCTACGGCGTGAAGCCGGACGTCGCCGCGCGCATGGCGCATTTCTACGGCGCAGGCGCGGAACGGTTCGCCGATTGGGACAACACGATTCACCAGTTGACCGAATCGATGGGCGGGAATCGCGAATTGGCGCAGCAATGGGCGCGGCTGTGGGGCGCGGTGTCGCCGGGGAAGACGCCCGTGCCGACGAGCACGCGTGAGGCGCTGGCGGTGTGGGCCCGCTATCTGCGCGATCCGACGAAGCCGATGACCGTCGAAGAAGCGCGCACGCTGTATCCGCGCAACATCACGATGGCGAAGACGAAGGTCAGCAACATCAATGCGGCGCTGGCGGGGGAACGCCTGAGCGGCGAGAAGGCTGAAGCGATGTCCGGCTTCATGGTCGGCGAGCGGCGCATTCCGTTCGACGTGCATACGATTCACGGTGCGGGCGGCACGACGAAGGAAGCGGCGTTCACGAAAGAGATGCCGGACCTGAAACGGATTTTCACCGAAGCCGAAGGCATTCCATACAAGCGCGATCCGCGCACTGGACAGGGCGGGATGACGGTGCAGGAGGTCTATCAGCGGTACGAGGATCCGGTCATTGACATCATCGAAGCAATGGATCCGGCGAAGACGTTTCACAACGTGTTCGGCCAGACATGGGAAGGGTTTCGTCGCGTGAAAGGTCGTGCGCAGCAAGGCGGGCCGCTTGACTTGATGCGGATGAAGGGCTTGCTGCAGTACGAAGCGATGCTTGACCCGGATCGCATCATCAAGGCGCTGACGACCAGCGGGTGGACGAAGAAGGCGATTGGGATCCTGATGGCCGATGCGGCGCGGCGGGTAGCGGGACAGGCGCCACTTGCGAAAGAAGAAGAGCCCGATGAGACGCCCAAGGGGCCGACCGTCGGCAAGTTGTATCAGTAACGCCGGGCTGCTTCGGGTGTTCATCGGGCAGGGTAACGTCGTCGGGAACTCGTGGGTTGTGTGCATCACAAACACGCTGTGTTCGGTGGGGTGGTTCAGCGCAGCTAGGAGTAGAGTCGGCCCATGAGATGTGCGATGGCCCCGGCAGTTTATGAGTGGTGAGGCGTTTACGGCACTCGACTATGCGTTGTTGGCGTTGACGTTTTTCTTGGTGGCGTGCGGCGTGGCGATCTTGAAGCAGTTCGTGTTCTAACGGTTCAGAAGTACCAACTCGCCCGGTTCAGACCTGACAGGTTGCCGTCGGTTGCGTGCGGATTGTCTGGGTGTTGTCCAGCGCACGTTGCCCGGCTCGTAGTGCCCGTTGTTGTCGATGCGGTCGATGACATGCGAGCGTCTGGGTTTTGGACCGATATGGTTATAGAACGCCATGAAGTCGTGCCGCCATGCATCACAGACGGTGATGCCGCGCCCGCCATAATCCTTGTACCTGTTGTTCTTCGGGTTCAGGCACCGCGTCTTCAGTTGCGTCCACGCGCGATATTCCTGCGAAGCGCGGTGGTGCTTACCGCTGGTGTGGCCGTGTGTCGTGACGACTTCGCGATGCCAGCATCCGCAACTCCGTGTGCGCCCGGAGAGCAGCGAAGCGGTATTCGTCGTGATGGCGTGGCCGCAGTCGCACTGGCATCGCCATCGCGACTGACGATCCGAACGCGACTTCGCGCGGGCAAGGACCACAAGACGATCAAAGCGTCGTCCTGTCAGGTCGTATCGCAGGACAGCGTGGCTGTCGCTATTCCAGCACCCGCAACTTTGCACATGACCGTCTCGCAGATGATTCCCAGCGACGGTCGTTTCTGCTCCGCAGTCGCACAAGCAGCGCCACCGCACGACAGGTTTTTGTCCAGTGCAGCGGTCGGATATGCGCCGCAGCACAACGAGCCGTCCGAAGCGTTGCCCAGCGTGGTCGATAAATGGCGGCATGGATGCCGTGGGAGTATATAACACATTTCGAAAGCAATAATTTCCGCCACGTGGGAAGACGCGCCGCATCTGACGCCGAAGCAGAAAGCGGAGATGCTGGCGTCGATCCCCGAATATCAGCGCGATGCCCGGTCCCGTGGCATTCCCCAACTCGGTGAAGGACTGATCTACCGCACCCCGCCGAAAGACATCACCGTCAGTGATTTTCCGCTGCCCAAGCATTGGCCCCGTGCCTATGGGCTGGACGTGGGCTGGAACTGGACCGCTGCGGTGTGGGGCGCATGGAATCAGGAGGCCGACGTCGTCTATCTCTACTCCTGCTACAAACGCGGACAAGCCGAACCGTCGATTCATGCCGACGGGATTCGCGCGCGCGGGAAGTGGATTCGCGGCGTGATTGATCCGGCGGCGCAGGGCTCGAATCAGATCGATGGGATTCGTCTGCTCGACCTGTATCGCAGCCTGTTGCTGGATTTGGAACCGGCCGACCATGCGGTGGAGAGCGGCATTTACGAAGTGTGGAATCGCTTCGCGACGGGTCGGTTGAAGGTCTTTGAATCGATGCAGGAATGGTTCGCCGAGTACTCGAAATACCGGCGGGACATGAAGGGCCGTGTGGTCAAGGTCGATGACCATGCGATGGACGCCACGCGCTATCTGATTTTGTCCGGCTTGCAGCGCGCGTGTGTCGAAGTGCCTGTGGTCGAGAAACCGGAATACGACTACGCAATGCCGGGCAATCAAATTTCGTTGGGCTGGATGCAGTAACCAAGGAGAGCGACATGGCTTCTGAAGCACCGGACGTGAAACCGAACATGAGCAAGTGGCCGTTGCCAACCGAGAAGACGAAGGATCTGCGCAGCGATGACATGAGCAAGGTCAAGACGATTGCCGGGGGCACGCTGGGTCCGCGCGCGGGCAACAACAGCGATGCGGGGAAGAAGCCGAACGAATCCCTGCGATGAGGCGCTGAATGGCGACACGACCATTACGCTATGACCGCCCGGTCCCTAATCCGGGCCCGGTGCGCGTTCCGGCCGGGCAGAGCGCGGCACTGGCCACCGATCCACGGATTACTACGATGCCTGCGGAACGGTTGCGGACGCGACGGCGGACGGCGGGGGACGGGGCGGATGACGTGCGGCAAGCCGGGATTGTCGCCAGAGGCCCGACCAGCAAATCAACCAAAGAGGATGACGCTGCGATTCTGGCGCTGGCGCGGATTCGGTTTGAGACGGCGTCGAACGCGGAAGCGACGTTGCGGTCGGAGATGCTGGAGGATGTGCGATTCCGTAGCGGCGAGCAATGGCCGGACCAGATTCGGTCAGAGCGGACGATTGATCGACGGCCGGTCATCACCATCAATCGGCTCCCGCAATTCATTAAACAGATCACCAATCCGCAGCGGCAGGCGCGCCCCGCCCTGCAGATCAATCCGGTCGGGGACGGGGCCGATCAGGACACCGCCGAAATTCTGCAGGGGCTCATCCGGCACATCGAACAGTCGTCGCACGCCGAAGTGGCGTTCGATGAAGCCTACGACGATGCGGTCACGTTGGGCCGGGGCTGGTTTCGGATCCTGACTGAGTATGAAGACGAGGGCGACGGGTTCAATCAGGAAATCGTGGTGCGGCGCGTGCCCAATCCGTTCACGATTTATGTCGATCCGGCGTCCCATGAACTGGACTACAGCGATGCGCGGTACATGTTCATTGTCGATGATGTGCCGCGCGATGAGTACAAGGCGCTGTACGGCGAGGCATCGATGCAATCGCTGGAATTGTTCCAGACGCAGGGGGATCGCATTCCGGATTGGTTTCCGGAAGGCAAGGTGCGGATCGCCGAGTACTGGTACATCGAAACCGAGAAACGCACGATGGTGTTGGTGCGTGATTTCGATGGGCAGACACTGACGATGCCCGAGTCGCAAGTCCCGAAGGAGTTAAAACCCAACATTGTCAACCGTCGCGAGTTTCAGGATCGGAAAGTTCACTGGGTGAAGATGAATGCGGCGCAGATTCTGGAGCATTCGATCTGGCCGGGGAAATGGATTCCGATTGTGCCGGTGCTCGGCGACGAGATCAATGTCAACGGTAAGAAGGATCTCGTTGGTGTCGTCCGCTATGCGCGTGATCCACAGCGGATGTACAACTTCTGGGTGAGTGCGCAGACCGAAGCGATTGCGCTGGCGCCACGCACGCCATTTATCGGCGCGGAAGGGCAGTTCAAGGGTCATGAAGCGGAGTGGAAACAAGCGAACGTCCGGAACTTTGCCTATTTGGAATATGCTCCGGCGACGATTGGCGGCGAACCGGCCCCGCCACCGCAACGGCAAGTGGCCGAACCCCCCATCCAAGCCATCATTCGCGCCACACAGCAAGCCGACAACGATTTAAAAGCGGTGATCGGGTTCTACGACGCGTCCTTGGGCGAGCGCGGCCCACAGGAATCCGGACGGGCGATTCTCGCGCGGCAGAAGCAGGGCGAGACGGCGAACGTCAACTACATCGACAATCTCGGGCGGGCGCTGTGGCACTACGGCCGCATTTGTTTGGATTTAATCCCAAAGATTTACGACGCCCCGCGCACGCTCCACATTCTGGGGCTCGATGACCAGCGGCGACAGGTGCGGTTGAACGAACCGACCGTTGATAAGGGCGTCGAACGGCTGTATGACGTGACGCAAGGTCGCTACAACGTGACGTTGTCGGTCGGGCCGACCTATCAGTCGCGGCGACAGGAAGCGGTCGCCTCGATGCTGCAGTTGGTGGCGGCGGCGCCGAACATGTTGCCGATCATCGGGGATCTGCTCGTCGGCGAGATGGACTGGCCGGTGGCGCGGCAAATCAGCGAGCGGCTCAAGAAGATGCTGCCGCCGAATCTGCAGGAGCCAACCGATCCGTCGCAACAGCCGACGCCGCAGCAACTGCAAGGGCAAATTGCGCAGTTGCAGCAGTTCCTGCAGACGCAGGGCGCGGCCTTACAGGAAGCGCAGCAGCAACTCAACAACAAGGTGCTGGAGGCGCAAAGTCGTGAACGGGTGGCCACGATTTCGGCGAATGCCCAGATGGCGATTGCCGCCGCGAAGATGGGCGGCGAACGCGATCTGGCGCTGTTGGAAGGCGAGATCGCCGCGCAGGCGCAGAAGCTGGACATGATTCACGAAGCCACACTGGCGCAGATGGAAAACGCCAACGCGCAAGGGCCTGAAATGCCGCCAGATGAAACGGCCCAGCGGGCGTATGACGCGCTGGAAGCCGACAAGCAGCGGCACTTCGACCTGATGCACGGGGATCGCGAACGCGCGGCGAAGGCGGTGGAAGCGGAGCGGCAGCGCCAGCATGACCGGCAAATGAAAGCGATTGACGTGCGGCAGGCGCAATTGGAGCACGTCGCGGACTTTCAGCGGGCGCGAGACGACCGGGCGGCTGAGACACAACGGGCACGGGAAGACAAGGCGCATGAATCGCGGATGGCGGAATCGCAGCGGCGGTCGGAGTCGGCGTCAGCGGTCAGTCAGCGGCGACATGACGCCCGACAGGCCGATCTAGAGCGGCGGCACGCGCGCACGCTGGCCGAAACACAGGCACGCACGCGTGCGAAAGAGCGCACGGCGCAGAAGCCGACTGAGGAAGGACAGGAGTAAGCATGGATGAATTGATCATTGCCTCAACGACGGATACCGAAGCCCAGATCAGGGCGGCGCTGGAACCGCGCGAAGACAAGACGCCTGCCTTGTCCGAAACCGACCGCACCGACGAATCGGCGCCGCCGCCGCCGACACCCGCCGCACCAGAGGAGACACCTGAACAACCAGCGGAGGCCGCCGCCGCCGCGCCGACGGAGGGTGAGCCGCCGCCGCCGCCGAAGAAGAAGTCCCGATCCGAAGAGCGCATCAATGAACTGACGCGTGAGAAGTATCTGGCGCAACGGAAAGCGGAGCGGCTGGAAGCGGAACTCGCGTCCGTGCGGCAGCAACAAGAGCAGGCGTACCAACAACAGCAACAGTATTGGCAGCAGCAACAACAGCACCAGCAGCAACCAGCGGCGCCAACCGCCATTCGCAAGCCCGACATCAAGGACTACGCGGTCTACGAAGATTTCGTGGATGCCACGTCCCGCTGGAACGCGCAACAGGTGGCAGGCGAAGCGATGCAGGCGCTGCGGATGCAGGATGCGCAGGCCGTGGCGTATCAGCAGCAGCAAGCGGTGTTGACCCATTTTGAAGCCGCGAAAACCGGCGCGCGTGAACGCTATCCCGATTTCGATCAGGTGATGACGAGCGACGTCGCGGTGCAAATGCCCTTGAATGACCAGATGCAGTCGGTGATTACGACATCGCCGGTCGGGCATGACATTGCCTATTACTTGGTGCAACACCCGGATGTGGCGGCGGCGATCCAGCAGCAGGGGCCCGATGATGCGTGGCGCACGCTGGGGCGGTTGGAAGAGCGGATTGCGCTCGCGTTGCAGGTACCCGCCGCTGCGTCGGGCAATGGCGGCGCGCGCCAGCGCGTGACCGGGGCGCCCCCGCCGGTATCGCCGGTTGGGGGCGGGCATTCGACGGCGACGAGCGTGCCGGACGATCAGTTGTCGTATCGTGAATTCAAGGCGAAGCGAGATCGAGAAGAGCATCAGCGCCGGTTGTCGCGGCGCTAAGCGGTTCAGACTGGACGGAGGCGCAGCAATGGGACAGTGGCGGCTGGAAATTTCAGCCATCGGCGGACATGGCTGTGAACGGAAGGCGCGTCGGGGTGAAAAGCTCTACAACCGGTGTGGCAAGTTCGGTTGTGCAGATTGTTTGGCGTACGACTTCGTGCAGATGTTGCGCGTGAAAGGTTTTTCAGTAGAGACGGCCCGATTCATCCACTTTCCGGGGGCGCGTCAAGAGGTCGTAGACGATTTATTGTCGAACGAACGGCGGATGGGTGAGTTTTAGCGACGAGACGATTTGGGCGCAAAAACCGACTCAAATGGCGTGTTTTGAGCGTGTTTGAACGCGTTTCGGATGCCTGCTCGTGGGCGGCAAAGGGCTTCAAGGGGGTGAAGCACAGGCCGCACAGGCGCGGCATCCGAACGCAGCCCTATAATACGGCACCGCAATTTTTCGCGAGCGTCTGTGACGCCACGCGCCGCTCGGTTTTCTCTTTGTATCAGCATTGATGTACCCGCGCAGCGTACAGCGACCAGATCGCGGGCTGGTCAAGCGCGAGTGATATGAGCCGCTATCGCGCGACGGCATCCACACGTCACGTCCGAGTGAAGTCTGATGCCAAATACGCTGTTGACCATTTCGATGATCACGCGGGAGGCGCTGCGTGTTCTCGAAAACAACCTCACCTTTACCAAGTTAGTCAATCGCCAATTCGATGATCGGTTCGGCGTGGAAGGCGCCAAGATTGGCACCACCCTGAACGTGCGCAAGCCGCCCCGCTATGTCGGCCGCACGGGCCAGCCGATTTCGATTGAGGATGCGACCGAGACGCAAGTGCCGGTGGTCCTCAATACCCAGCGCGGCGTGGACATCCAGTTCTCGTCGCAGGATCTCGCGCTCTCCATCGATGACTTCTCCGACCGTTTCATCAAACCGGCGATTGCGTCGGTGGCGAATGCCATCGATTTCGACGGGTTGAAGCAGTACACGGCGGTTTTCAACAGCGTGGGGACGCCGGGCGTGGTGCCGAATGCGCTGCTCACCTATCTCAACGCGGGCGTGAAGTTGAACAACAACGCGGCGCCGCTGGATGGTGAGCGGTACATCGTCATCAACCCGCAAATGCAGGCGACGATTGTCGATGCACTGAAAGGGTTGTTCCAAGCGTCCACGCAGATCGCCGAACAGTACCGCAAAGGCGAGATGGGCGAATCCATCGGCTTCTCGTGGTATATGGACCAGAACGTCGCGACGGCGGTCATTGGTCCCGGCGGCGGCACGACGCCTGCGGCGACGGTGTCATCGGTCGGCGCGGGTGGCACGACGCTGGTGACGGCGGGCTGGACCCCATCGTCCGGTTCGATTCTCAACGTCGGCGACACGTTCACCATCGCGGGCACCAATGCGATCAATCCGCAGTCGCGGCAGTCGGTGGCGCAACCGCAACAGTTCACGGTGACCGCAGCGGCGACAGCGACCGGTGGGGGCTCGACCATTTCCGTCTCGCCCCCGCTCATCGCGGCGCCCGCGCAGTTCGCCACGGTGGATGTGTTGCCTGCGGGTGGCGCGGCGATTACCGTGACAGGCGCGGCGGGTCAGCAGTCCCCGCAGGGCCTCGCGTTTCATCGCGACTGGATTACGCTGGCGTGCGCGGATCTCCCGCTGCCCGGTGGTGTGGACATGGCGGCGCGGGTCAGCGACCGGCAACTCGGCATGAGCATCCGGCTCGTGCGGGCGTACAACATCTCGACCGACCAGTTCCCCTGCCGTCTCGACATCCTGTACGGCTGGGCGCCGCTGCGGCCCGAATTGGCCTGCCGGGTGCAATCGTGATTACCGATGTCAGTAATCGCTATGGGTACCTGCCGACCATCACGGTCGGCGGGTCCGTGACGGTCGATGTGGCGCAGGCGAGTGCCGATGCGATCCGTCTGAACGTGACGGCCGCATCGACGCTGAACTTCACCAATGGTGTGCCCGGGATGCGCCTGCTGGTGCTGATGGTGGCAACCGGCGCTGGGACGCCGCCGTTTGCGATCACGGTTGGGTCCAACGTCAAGACGTCGGGCGCGATCTCGCTGGCCACGATTGGCAGTGGGCTGGGCTTGACGTTCTTGTACGACGGCAAGAACTATCTGGAAATCGGGCGGTCAGCCGCTGCCGTCGTGATGCCTGCGTGATATGGCTGACGCACCGTCGTATCCGCACTGGCGCCATCACCGGACGAAGCCCGCAATCATTGTCCAGAACGCAGAGGACGAAGACGCGCGGGCTCCGTCGAGTGACGGGTGGGCCAACAGTCCGTTCCCGGATTTCCCACTAGAAGACGACGCTGGGGAGGATGCTCCCGTACCGGTGGAGGATCCTCTGCCACCGCCACGAACCAAAGCTGATCGGCGCCGTTAGCGGCGCGTCTCATGCCTCCGAAAGAGAAACCGCGCCCGGGGTTCCCGTTGCCGAACGCGATGGTCATCGATCCACGGACGATGACCGTCACGCAGCCGTGGCGGCTCTATTTTCAAACGCTCACCGATCTCTTGATGCCTTCGACGGCCCTCTCAGTTCCGGTCCAGCCGGATGCGGGGGGAACGGGGCTCACGTCGTATGCCATCGGCGACATGCTGTACGCCTCGGCGCCGACGGTGCTCTCACGGTTGCCGGTTGGTCCGGCTGGCGCCGTGATCGTTAGTAATGGGACGAGGCCGGTGTGGGGGAGTGGCGGGACCGGCGGCATCGGCGATGTCGTCGGCCCGGCGTCGTCGGTACTGGATCACATTGCCACGTACGCGGATGCGACCGGCAAGGTCATCAAAGATTCCGGCATCCTGATTACGACGCTGGCACCACTCGCGTCCCCGGCCTTCACGGGGATTCCCACGGCGCCCACGGCCGCGCCGGGCACGAGTACGACGCAGATCGCGACGACGGCGTTTGTGGGGGACACCATCACGGCGGTCACGGGCGATTTCGTCAAAGGGCCCGCGACGTCCATCGATAGCACGGTTGCGCTGTTCGATGGCACGACGGGCAAGTTGATCAAGGATGCCAGTCAGGTCACGGTCGATCCGACGACGGGCAATCTGGCCACGCCCGGCATGATCTACGTCGGCGGCAGTGGCAGCGGCGCCTATCGCTTTGGTTCCGGTACCTTTCCGCAAATCTGGGCAGAAGCCACCGGCACCTTGCATCTGGATCTCGGTCCCACTGGACAGAATGTCATCATTAACGGCGGTGGGCTCGATGCTACTGGGGATGTTCGGCCTGCGAACGACAATCTCTATTCGTTGGGACAGTCCACGTTTCGCTGGAAAAATCTCTATCTCACCGACACCATCGCGTTCGGAACGAGTGGTGGCGAAGGGCCGTTCATCATCGGTGGGACGGGGAATCTGTTTTTACGCGCGGCGACGGGACAGACCGTCGGGTTGGGCGATGCGACGGGGGACCGTGTCTATCTGACGACGACGGAGTTTCGGCCGACCGTCGATAACGTCCTCGATTTAGGGATCCCGAGCGCACGCTGGAAAAACTTATATCTCTCCGGTCAGATCAATGCGGCCGGACTGGGTACGACCCCCATCAACGGCTCCAACATCACCACCGGCCCGATCCCGGATACGTCCATGCCTGCCTTCGTCGGTGGCGACGTGACCAGTACCGCCGGATCGGTGGTCCTGACCATCGGGGCAGGCAAGGTGACCAACACGATGTTGGCTGGGCCGATCCCGTTCAGTAAGTTGGTCGGCAGCGACATCATCATTACCGAATCGCAGGTCACGAATCTGGTGAGCGATTTGGCGCTCAAAGCGCCGCTCGATTCACCAGTCTTTACCGGCACACCATCAGCGCCCACGCCTGCACCCGGCACGAATACGACACAACTCGCCACCACAGCGTTCGTGACGGATGCCGTGACAACAGCCACGAGCGGATTCGTGACACATACGGGCGGCGCGCTCACGCTCAATCGCGTCATCTTGGGGTTGGGCGGCGCAGACGTCAAAGCCATGGCGTCTGCGGGGACCGTCGTGACGGTGCTTCATGGCAACGCGGGTGGCGCACCGTCGTGGAGTGCGGTCAATCTTGGAACGGACGTCACGGGATCGTTGCCGCAAAGCGCGGTCACGAATCTCGTCAGTGATCTGGCATTGAAGGCGCCGCTTGATTCGCCCAGCTTGACGGGTACTCCCATCGCCCCGACGGCGACTGCGGGCACGAACACGACGCAGATCGCGACGACGGCGTTTGTCACCAATGCGGTCACGACCGCCACAAGTGGCAGCGTGACGCATACGGGTGGCGCCCTGACGGCGAATGCGCTGGTGCTTGGCAACGGCACGGGTGACATCAAGGTCATGGCGTCACTCGGCCTGTCCACGCAAGTCCTGCACGGGAATGCGAGCGGGGCCCCGACGTGGGGCGCGGTGGATCTCGGCGCGGATGTGACGGGTTCGTTGCCGCAGGCGAGCGTCACCAATCTGGTGAGCGATCTGGCGTTGAAAGCTCCGCTGGCGTCCCCGACGTTCACAGGCGTACCTGCGGCGCCGACGGCTGCGCCCGGCACGAGCACGACACAACT